GCAGCGCAACCGCTAACTTTTTAAGGACTTCAAATGTCAAACAGCATCTTAACGATCGACATGATCACCCGCAAGAGTCTCGAGATTCTTGAAAACAACCTTGTGTTGACCCGTAACGTGAACCGCCAGTACGACGACAGCTTCGCTGTTGAAGGTGCGAAAATTGGTTCTACATTGCGTATCCGTTTGCCCGACCGCGCTCTGGTGACTGACGGCGCCGCCTTGCAAGTGCAAGACGACAACGAACAGTACACAACTCTGAGCGTTGCTTCACAAAAGCACATCGGTATCAACTTCACATCTGCCGAATTGACCATGCAATTGGACGATTTTGCAGAGCGCGTGTTGAAGCCTCGTATCAGCCAGTTGGCATCTTCTATCGACGCTGACGTTGCAAACGCATACAAAACCATCGGTAACTCTGTTGGTACACCTGGCACCACTCCTTCTACTTCTTTGGTCTTGTTGCAAGCCCAACAAAAGTTGAACGAAAACGCTGCTGTGATGTCTCCACGTTACGCTACCGTGAACCCTGCTGCTAACGCTGGCTTAGTTGAAGGCATGAAAGGTCTGTTCAACCCAACAGACACTATCAGCAAGCAATTCAAGAACGGCATGATGGGCACTGGCGTGTTGGGCTTCGAAGAGATCAACATGTCTCAATCGATCAAGCAACACACCACCGGTACTCGCGCTGCTACAGGTACTGTCACTGGCGCCGCCGTGACTGCTGAAGGTGCAAGCACCCTCACATTGACTGTTGGCTCTGGTGAGACAATCGCTGTTGGTGACGTGTTCACTATCGCTGATTGCTACGCTGTGAACCCACAGACACGTGAGTCCACTGGTTCATTGTTCCAGTTCGTGGCCTTGTCTTCTTCGACAAGCACTACAACTGCTACTGTGACTGTTGCTCCAATCTACTCATCCGCCAACGCTTTGGCTACAGTGAACACTTTGCCTGGTAACAGCAAAGCCGTGACATTTTTGGGTGCTGCTTCTAGCCAGTATGCTCAAAACTTGGTATATCACAAAGATGCGATCACATTCGCTACTGCTGACTTGTTGTTGCCTCAAGGCGTCGACATGGCTGCTCGCGCTGTGCACAATGGCATCTCTTTGCGTGTTGTGCGCCAGTACGACATCAACAACGACCGTATGCCTTGCCGTATTGACGTTCTCTACGGCTACAGCACGATCCGTCCTCAAATGGGCGTTCGTCTGTGGGGCTAATCTGAATGGGGCTCCGGCCCCTTCTTTTGCAAAATCTTTTTAAAGGAAATCTATCATGGCACTCCCTAACGGCGCAGGCGGTTACCAACTCGGTGACGGCAACCTGAACGAACTCGTCCTCGGCTACGCAGCCACACCTCAAACTGCTACATCTACAGCGACTTTGACAGCCGCTCAAGTGACTGGCGAGTTTTTGGTGGCTAACCCTAGCACTTCTGCTGCTACTTACACTTTGCCTACAGCTTCTGCTATCGACGCAGTTGTGACCAGCGCAAAAGTTGGTAGCACATTCACGCTGAACATCATCAACACTGGAACTTCTTCCGGTACTGTGACTTTGGCGACTGCTACTGGCTTGACCGACGGCGGCAACGCTTTCGTGGCTGTGGCTATCACCTCCAGCGCTCAGTTTACATTCCGTAAAACTGGCGACGCTGCTTGGACTGTCTACAAGACAGCCTAATTGAATAGGGGCTTCGGCCCCTATTTTTAAAGGATAAATCATGTCAAATACCAAACCAATCGGTGTTGCGTATACCGACCAAGACATCATCGGCTCACAATATGTGTTGTCTAGTGAGCAATTGGGTTATACGACTGACGCTCAAGGTACTGTGACTCAAGCTACCAGCAAATCAACTGGCGTGACTTTAAACAAGTCTGCCGGTCAAATCACGCTGAACAACGCAGCTTTGGCCGCATCTACTAACGTAGCGTTTACATTGACCAACAGTTTAATCTCAGCCAATGACGTATTGATCGTCAACGTGGCTGGTGGTGCTGCTACTGCTGGTACATACAACGTGTTCACGTCTACTTTGGGTGCTGGCTCAGCAACCATCGTGTTGCGTAACATTTCAGCAGGCTCTTTGTCTGAAGCTGTTGTAGTCAACTTTGCGTTGATTCACAATCAGTAAACCAAATGGGGGCTTCGGCCCCCGTTCTAGCACATGAACATATACCTCAAACATCCCGTCCACGGCGCTAAAGTTGCAACAATGGAACTTGAGGCTGTAGCTGATGAAAAGAACGGCTGGACGCGCTACAATGTCGATACGCCTTCGGACTCCGAAGAAGCGGCCCCTGTAAATGTCTTGGGGACCAAGCGCAAACAAACCCGTCGAACTGAAGTTGTCGAGGGTGCAACCGAAGGAGTCTAACAATGGCAACGTACACCGCTGGCGATCAAATCAACCGTGCATTGCGATTGCTGGGCGTACTTGCAGAAGGTGAGACACCCTCGGCAGATATGTCAAATGACGCCTTAACGGCGCTCAATCAGATGATCGACTCGTGGAACACCGAGCGACTCTCAGTTTTCAATACACAAGATCAAACGTACCTTTGGCCAGCTGGGCAAATCACCCGCACGCTAGGACCAACAGGTGATTTTGTGGGTAACCGCCCCATTTTGTTGGATGACGCGACTTACTACCGCGATCCAGGCACCAATGTGTCTTTTGGTATCAAGTTCATCAACCAGCAGCAGTATGACGGTATCGCGGTCAAGACCGTGACTTCAACTTATCCGCAAGTGTGCTGGGTGAACATGGAGTACCCCAACATCACGATGACGGTGTATCCAAAGCCTACAAAGGAATTGGAATGGCACTTCATTTCGGTGGAAGAGCTGACGCAACCCGCCACGTTGGCAACGCAGATGCTGTTCCCACCAGGCTATTTGCGGGCATTCACCTACAACTTGGCGATGGAAATTGCACCAGAATTTGGCGTTGAACCAAGTCCTCAAGTGCAGCGCATTGCGATGACCAGCAAACGTAATTTGAAGCGCATCAACAACCCTGATGATGTAATGTCGATGCCGTATGCTATTGTTGCAACACGTCAACGCTTCAACGTCTACACCGGTAATTACTGATGAAAACACCCATCCTTGGGTCATCCTATGTGGCCCGCAGTGTCAATGCTGCTGATGCCCGCATGGTCAACCTTTTCCCAGAGGTTATCCCCGAGGGTGGTAAAGAAGCGGCGTTTTTAAACCGCGCGCCTGGCTTGCGTTTTCTTGCCAATATGGGCGACGGGCCGATTCGTGGCATGTGGCAGTTTGGTGGTTACGGCTATGCGGTGTCAGGTGAGGTTTTGTACCGCATCGACACGCTTTGGAATACAACACCAATTGGTACAGTGTCTGGTTCGTCTGGCCCTGTCAGCATGTCTGACAACGGCACTCAAATGTTTGTGGCTTGCAATGGCCCCAGCTACATTTACAACAGCCTGACACTTGAGTTTAAGCAAATTGATGATCCAGATTTCCCTGGTGCTGTCACCGTGGGCTATCTGGATGGCTATTTTGTGTTCAACGAGCCCAACAGTCAGCGTTTGTGGATCACAAGTCTGTTTGATGGTACATCCATAGACCCACTTGATTTTGCGAGTGCTGAAGGCTCTCCTGACGGCTTGGTGTCGATTCTTGTCGATCACCGTGAAGCATGGTTGTTTGGCACAAACTCGGTCGAGGTTTGGTATGACGCCGGAACGTCACCTTTTCCGTTAAGTCCTGTTCAGGGTGCATTTAACGAAGTAGGCTGTATTGCGGCATTCTCTGTTGCCAAACTGGACAACGGCATCTTTTGGCTAGGTGCAGATGCTCGTGGTCGAGGTATCGTGTATCGCGCCAACGGCTACACCGCGCAGCGCGTGTCCACTCATGCTGTCGAATGGCAGCTTCAGCAGTACGCCAATATGAGCGACGCAATTGCGTACACATACCAGCAAGACGGCCACGCCTTTTACGTTCTAATCTTCCCATCGGCAAACAGCACATGGGTTTACGACGTGGCCACTTCGCTGTGGCATGAGCGCGCAGCGTTTATCAATGGCAGCTTTACGCGCCACCGTTCAAACTGTCAAATGTCGTTCAACAACGAAATTGTTGTGGGTGACCATGAACTTGGCAATATCTACGCTTTTGATCTGAATGTGTATTCGGACAATGGCGATCCTCAAAAATGGTTGCGCTCATGGCGCGCGCTGCCTACGGGCGCAAACGATTTAAAACGCACGGCTCAACATTCATTACAGCTTGATGCTGAAACAGGTGCAATTGCATCAACTGTTACTCTTCCACCGTATGTGGAAGACACATCAACGCCTGACGAAAAATTGCTTGCTGAAAACGGCGATGTTCTTGTTTGGGAAACATACGACCCGACATCAAATGAATTGCTTTTAGCGGAGAACGGCGACACTCTTGTCCAAGAAGATGGGGGTCAAATCGTATTGGTGTTTGGGCCTAGCATTACAGGCGGTGCAATTCTTGTTCAGACAGGTAAAGTTGTTGCAATACCTGTTGATCCACAAGTTATGTTGCGCTGGTCTGATGATGGCGGTCATACTTGGAGCAACAAGCATTGGCGCTCTATGGGCAAGACCGGCGAATACGGCCGCCGCGTGATCTGGCGTCGACTAGGTATGACTCTAAAGCTGCGCGATCGCGTCTACGAGGTGTCAGGCACTGACCCGATCAAGATTGCGATCATGGGTGCTGAACTTATGGCAAGCCCTACCAATGCCTAATTCACAAAACATTACCAAAATCCCTTCTTCGCGGGTAGCGCTTCTTGATCCCGCTACGGGGCTTATTTCGCGCGAATGGTTTCGTTTTCTTAATAACCTATTTGTAATCTCTGGCGGTTCAAATCAAGGCGTAAACCAAGTAGCAAACGGCGGAACTGGCGCGTCAACCGCCGCAGACGCGCGAGCTAACTTAGGGGCCGGTACTGTTAGCTTTGTTGGTGGCTCTGGTAACGTAAGTGGAATTACGTTAACCGGCGACGTCACCGATAGCGGCTATCTTACGCTTAGCGGTTCGCTTGGTAACATTGACATAAACACTCAGACCACAGGTCAAATTGATCTAACGACTAGAGTCACGGGGGTGTTACCTGCTGCAAATGGTGGCACAGGCGTGGCTACGACTGTTGTTACAAAAAACGCAGATTTTACGCTTGCGTCTAGCGATGGGTGGGTGATTAACAATAAGTCGGGCTCGACTTGCACTGTTACGCTCCCTGCCGCATCATCATGGAGCGGTCGCCAAGTTACGTTTAAAAATCTTCAGTCACAAACGCTTGTGTCTGCTTCTGCCAATGTGGTACCAATTGGCGGCGTTGCCGCAGGCACAGCGATTCTGCCAGCCACCGTGGGTGCATGGGCGACTATCGTGTCGGATGGTACAAACTGGGTAGTCATGGCGTCATGATGCAACATCACCCAATCACAGTAACTTACGGCAAAGGCTTTGCTGTTGCCAACCACGTCAAAATCGCGTTTCGCGAAAAGATTTTGAAGGTACAAGATGGGTTGCAACAGCTAATCGACAGCGGCGCGGCGCAGTCAACCCTCGAAGATTGCACCCTGAAGCACTATTTCACGCCCAAGGATGACACCTACGGGTGCTGCACCTACGCCCGAGAAATGATGATCCCAAAAGGAACATTGATCATTGGCAAGATTCATCGCCACCAGCACTTGAACTTCATTGCCAAGGGTAAGGTGACAGTATTCACAGAATTTGGTCAAAAGCACCTCGAAGGACCCTGTACTTTCGTGTCCGAAGTCGGGTTAAAACGCGCAGTCTACGCTGAAGAAGATACACTCTGGACAACGGTGCACTTGACAGCGTTTGAATCTGAAGCAGAACTGGATAAAATCGAGCAAGAGGTTATTTCGCCGTCGTATGACGAAATGGGCCTAATTGCTTCTGTCGACGCTATGCCTAAATTGACGGCACAAGGAGAGAAATTATGACATGGGGATTTGTAGCTGTAGCTGGTGCAACTGTTGTTGCGGGATCAATGGCGTCGAATGCTGCGTCAAATGCAGCAAGTACTCAAGCCGCGGCTGCTCAACAAGCGGGCACGACAGGTCTTGAGGCAACTCAATTGCAAATTGCTGCCGACAAAGAATCTGTTGATAAGCAGATTGCGGCGCAAAAAGAAGCCTTAGCGCAAACGCTTGCGGCTCAAACGGCCGCTGCAAATGCAGGCAACGCCGCCAATGCTGCTGCGTTGGACAAACAATTGGCCGCGCAACAAGCCGCGCTTGACCAACAATTAGGCTTGCAACGCGAACTGTACAACAAGCAAGTTCAAAACCTGAGCTCGTTTAAGCAAGCTGGTGAAGCCGGTCAAACGCGCTTGATGGACTTGTTAGGTTTGAGCGGCAACACGAGCGCGCCAGGTTACGGTTCGGCTACGACTGCATTTAAAGTTGAAGGTTTTGATCCCAACTCGCTGCTTCAGGATTTCAACAAAACGCAGATGGAGCAGGACCCAGGCTATGCGTTCCGTTTGTCTGAAGGTCAAAAAGCAATTGATCGTTCGGCGGCTGCCCGAGGCGGTTTGCAATCCGGCGCTGCGCTGAAGGCTGCTGCTGAGTATGGTCAAAACATGGGCTCTCAGGAATACCAGAATGCGTACAACCGCTTCATGACCACAAAAGCCGCTCAATCGCAAGAGTACGGCAACGCTTTTAATCGTTTTCAAACTGAACGCGCCAATCAGCTTGCACCTTTGCAGTCGTTGCAATCAGTTGGCCAAGCCTCAGCGGCTCAACAAGCGGCGGCCGCGGGGTCGTATGCATCTGGCGCGTCAAACGCTATCCAAAACTATGGTGCTGGCGTCAGCAATGCGCAAGGCGTCTACGGCTCAAACGCGGCCAACATCGCAGCTAACCAAGGTTCTGGCGCATCATCGGCGTACGGCAATTATGGCTCTGGCATGACTAACACGTACGCCAACTCAAATGCTGCACGTCAAAGTGCGTACGGTACTGGTGCGTCTAATGCAATCAATGCAATCACTGGCGCCGCAAACGCTTCCGCTGCTGGTCAGATTGGCTCGGCAAATGCGTACACCAACGCATTGGGCGGCCTGACCAACTTGTACGGCATGTACAACAGCAACAATCTGATGCAATCATATCTTGCAAAGAAAGCATAAGGACCAAGAAATGCCACTCGACACCAGTATCATTCTTGGCGCAAAGCCAATCCAAATCGACTACGCGCAGTTCTCGCCCGTCAACTCACTGATGAGCGCGATGAAGCTCAAGCAGATGAAACAAGAGGGCGACTTGAACGAATTAACGCTCAATGAGCGGCAAGGCATTCAAAACTATCTAGCCACAAAACCCGACCTCAAGTCGTCAGAATCTCGCTACAAGTTGGCGACGGAGTTTGGCGAGGCTGGCCGTAAGCTGGCGACTGCTGCAACTGACATCGGCAGAGCTGAGACTGAAGATGCCAAGCGTCGTGCTGAATTGACCACTTCAAAAACGGCGCAGTATCGCGATGCGTTGAACAACGTGAACGATCGCAGCACTGCGCTTCAGTGGATTGAAATGCAACAGCAAGACCCAGACATGGCGGGCTCGCCTATCGCCAAGATGTCGATGATGCAGGCTGCCAACATGATTCCCGCTGACCCAACAGGGTTTGATAAGTGGCGTCAGCAGGCTGCATTGGGTATGACCAAGTACATTGAGGCCAACAAGCCCCACTTTACACAGCAAGATTTGGGTGGTACTACGCGCGTTTTGGCAACACCCGGTCTGGGTGGTACAGCTACTGTAGTGCCAGGCTCTGCCGCAGGCAAAACAATGACCCCAGGCGAATCTGCGCGCTTGGCTGCTGAGACAGCCACAGGCACGCTGACACCTGAGTCGCTGGATGTGGCGGCTAACGTCTACCTGCAAACTGGCCAACTACCAACTGGCTTGGGCAAGTCTGCGGCCGCCCTGCGCACGCAAGTGATGAACCGCGCAACTGAGCTGTCTAGTGGTAAGCCTGCTGCTGAAGTAGCTGGCGGTATCGTCGAGTCTAAGCAAGATGTGGCCAGCCGCGGTAAGTCAGTCAAGGACTTCAGCACTGGCGTCCAAGGCCGTCAAGTCAACGCGTTCAACACCGCGATCGATCACTTGAGCACAATGGACAAGCTGACTGATGCGTTAGGCAACAGCGACATCAAGGCAATCAACTCGCTGGGTAACGTCATTGCACGTCAAACTGGCCAGCCAGCACCCACAAACTTTGACGCAGCTAAGCAGATCGTCACAGCCGAAGTTATCAAGGCCGTGGTGGCCAGCGGCGGCGGCGTGACCGAGCGTCAAGAAGCTGAACGTAACTTTGCAGCCGCAAACAGCCCTGCTCAGCTCAAAGGCATCATCAACACGTACCAAGACCTGTTGGGTGGTCAGTTGAAGAGCTTGAATTTGCAATACGAGAACACGACCGGCCGTAAGGACTTTGACAAGAAGCTGACGCCTGCCGCGCAACAAGTCGTGGCACGCATCCGCGGTGGCGAAGAACAAAAAACAACACCAGTGCTTCAAGGACAAGACAAGCAAGCCTTAGAATGGGCCAACGCTAACCCGAAAGATCCGCGGGCAGCAGCAATCAAACAACGACTGGGGCTGTAATATGGGTGCTTTCGATCCTGATGCGTATCTAGCTAAGCCAGCTGCCGCAGCAGGCGGTGGCTTCGACCCTGACGCCTACCTGTCCCAACCTGTGATGCAGGTCGGGACTGGCGTTGACGCCATTCCTGGCCAAAAGTCCATCTCGCAAAAAGAAGCGCCTGTGTCATGGCGCGACCGCATCATGGGCGTCGCCGAGCTGCCAGCAGTGGTGGCCGGTGGTATCGCCTCTGGCCTTGCCGCCCCCGTGGCGGCCATGTACGGTGAGCTCACAAGCCCAGCCAAGCAAGGCACGCCTGAAGCGCGTGCTGCTGGTGAAGCAATGGCGGCCAAGGCCCGCGCGCAGTTCTATCAGCCACGCACACAGACCTCGCAAGAGATCATGGGCGCAGTGGCCCCCGTGATGGAAGCGCTTGGCACTGTCCCAAGCGGAAACGCTCTTGCAGACTTGTCTCGAGGCGCTGGTCCAGCCATGCGCGCTGTTGGTGACGTCCGCGCGAACCAGATGGGTGAGTTTGCAGCTCGCGGTCAGCGAATCGCCGCGCCTGCTGAGGCTGCCCTGCAAGCTGAGCGCGTCGCCGAGAGCACACGCAACGCACCTAAGATTGACGCTGCCAAAGCCGCGCGCAAGTACGACATCGCCGTCAACCCCGCCGAAGCCAACCCAACCAAGGGCAACAAGATCAAGGCTGTCTTGGCTGGCAACAAAGGTCTGGACGCGCAGTTTTCGATAGACAACGTCAAGAAATTCAACGCTGCCGCGGCTGAAGAGATGGGCCTGTCTAAAGACACCCCGTTGACCAAGCCTGCATTCACTGAAGCACGCAACTTGGCCAGCGGTCCCTACCGCGCTGTTGAGAAATTGCCAGTGCTGGAAGCGCCAGCGGAAGTGCTGAACAAAGTGGCCAAGATCAAAGGCGACGAGTCCTTGATCGGCGGCGCTACATCCAACGCCGAGATAACCAAACTGGTCGACGATGCGCAAAAGCACATCTCTATTGGCATGGCTGGTGACGAGATTCTCAAAAACATCCGTCAGATGCGCTCCAAGGCGCAGCGCACGTACAAGGCCGCCGCAGCTACGCCAGATCAGATTGACGTGGCTGACGCCCGCATGGGCATCGCCAACGCGCTGGAAGACTTGATTGACTCCAACATTCAAGACCCCAAGCTGCTGAGCGACTTCCGCAAGGCTCGCGTGGCGATGGCCAAGACTTACGCCTACGAAGCTGCAACCGATTTGAACACCGGCAACTTGGACCCTCAAGCTATTGCCAAGATCACCGCGTCGTCAAACGAGCTGACCGGCACGATCGCTGACCTCGGCAAGATTGCTGGCAACTTCCCCACGGTGTCGCAAGGCGCAAACGTGTCGTATTCCGCGCTGCCTACCCTGACTCGCTCAGGTCTGGGCGGTTCAGTGGGCTACGCTGCTGGCTCGCTGGTTGGCGCGCCTTTGGCCGGTAGTATTGCTGGCGCTGGTATCGGTGGCCTTGCTGGACGCATCGCTGCCAAGCGCATGGGCACGTCTGAGTACCAAGCGGCAAACGCGGTGCCCACCGACTACCGCCCACAGGTCAACAACCTGCGCCCTGCTGACATCAACTACGGCCCCAACCAGTTGGCACCGTACGACTACAGCCAAGCCACGACTGAGTCGCCAAACTTCATTTTGCGCCCCAACGAGTACCCACCCAAGGCTACGTTTGTCGGTCCAGACACCAGCGTGCCTCAGCTGGGCATGTCTCGCGAGCCCGTCGGTGGTCAGATCGGCGCGCTGCGTGCAGAAGACGCCCGCGTCAAAGAGTTCCAGCGTGCGCAGGACATGCAAGCTCAGGCGCAATCCGAAGCTGCTGCGGCTGCCACACGTCAACCCACCAAAGGCGCTGTCGAGTTGCAGATCAACCCGTTGACCGGCGCGCCTGAAGTGGCCGGCGGCATCAAGGGCGCGACGCCTGCGACGTTCCAAGACTTTGGCTCATCGTTGCAGTCGGCCTCGCAGAAAATCACAGCTGGCAAGATGTTCGACATGACCTTGGCCGAGAAGGCCGCGTGGAAAAACACACGCGCTGACTTGGCTGAAGCTGTGTCTGGTTTGAAGTCACTTGACGACAAAGCCATCGCCGCCAAGATGATGGACCGCGCATGGGTCGACGAGGCAATCGCCAAGGCCCGTGAAAAGGCCGCAATGTTTGACGACCTGTCGCAGCGCATGGCTGGCGAGCAAGCTCGCCGTGACGCGGCCATCAAGCGCGATCAGATGATGGACCTGCTGGACACGCTGGAGCAGCAGCTCAGCGCAGCCCGCCCCACATCACGCGGTGGCCAAGGCCCCAAGACACGCGAAGCTAAGCGCAACGCTCTTGCGCCAGACACGCCTCGCATCATCCTCAACAACATGGCGCCAGGTCGCGAATGACAGATTCAGTGGAGACTAAATTGGCAGTCCATGAAGCCATTTGCGCAGAGCGCTACAACCGTATCGACGGCCAACTGACCACCGGCGACAAGCGCATGGCAAAGATCGAGTATCTGCTGTACGCAGTGATCGTTGTCGTGTTGCTTGGTCCTGGCGTCGGCGCCGAGTTCTTCAAGCACCTATTCAAGTTCTAGGCATGTGGACCCGTTCACCCTTCTCATGGCTGCACGAGCGGCTGTCAGCTTTGTCCAACAAGGTTGCGAAATGTTGCGAGAGGGTCAAGCAATCGTCAAGGAATTCCAAGACGATGCTGAAGGAGTGGTGGGCCAAGTCACCGAAACTGTCAACGAGCTTAAAGAGCTTTGGGCTTGGGCTCAAGGAATTTGGGCGCAGCTTGCTGGGCTCTTTGGCGTTGAGGTTGCAAAGCCTGAAGCAGCGCCCACGCCCAAGCCTGTGGCGAAAAAGAAAACTGCAAAGCCCGAGCCCGACGCCGCTATTCTCCAGATGCAAGTTGTTCATGACGTCAGTCAGCAACTGGGCAAGTTCTTTGACATCCAACAGCAAATCATCAACCACTACGCGGAGCTAGAAGAGACATCGCTGCACGTCTACGAAGAAGGCCAGAACCATGCGGTGAAGGCGATCGAGCGCGTAGAGGTGGAGCTGCAAATGGAAGAGATGACGGTGCTGATTCGAGAGACAATGGTCTACGCACCCAAGGAGCTGAAGGACTTGTATTCGCGGTTCTTGCAGATGTACGGCAGGATTAAAGATGAGCAAGAGTTTGCTCGGATGGAACAGTTAGCCGCGCGTCGGTACAAGGAAGCAAATAAATGGCAACGTCGAAATTTCAGAATCGAAATGGGGATGTGGGCCGTGGGTCTGGTGTGGGTAATGCTGATCCTGTGGGGGATGCTGCTGGAACTGGAAAGTCTTACTGGATCGCTGGGATGATTTTCTTTGGTGTGGTGGCGTCGCTGACGCTGCCCATCTCAGCAATGATGCTGATGCGGTCTGAGAAGTTGATGATGAAAGCGGACGCGATTCTCCAAGAGAACAAAAAACTCAAGGAAGCGCCCAAGGTAAAAAAGGAACAAGACGATGAATGAATTACTTGGCCTTCTTAAAGGTTTTGCACCCACTCTTGCAACTGCCGTTGCAGGCCCTCTTGGTGGTGCTGCTATTTCTGCGATCGCCAATAAGCTCGGCGTCGGGGATAGCGTTGAGGCGGTGGCCAAAGCTATTGCAGGCGACCCAGCTGCTGCACAAAAACTTCAAGAGCTTGAGCTTGAGTTCTACAAGACAGAACAAAACAATCTGACCGAGCGTCTGAAGGCTGACATGTCTTCAGACTCTTGGCTGTCCAAGAACATTCGCCCCGCTACGTTGATATTCCTCTTGTTTGCTTACAGTGGCTTTGCTGTCGCATCTATCTTTGGCTTTGAAACCAGAGGCGCGTACGTCGAGCTGCTGGGGCAGTGGGGAATGCTCGTCATGTCTTTCTACTTCGGTGGTCGGACTATGGAAAAAATCGCAGATAAGGTAGGTAAAAAATGACCCAGTTCCAAAAAGAAGTTGTGCATCTCGCCACGGTAATCACATACACGTTGGCGTTTATTCTGTTGACCATGACGCTCACTCTGTTGGGTGGCTTGTTCATGCCCAACGCAGTAATTGACAACAAAGACATCTTCCCGATCATCGCCCCCGCCTACTCCACCGTCATCGGTGGCTTCATTGGCTGGTTGGCAGCGATCAAGATCAACAGCGTAATGGAGACTAACAATGAACCTGAGTGAACACTTCACCCTTGAAGAAGCCACGTACAGCGAGACAGCTGTGCGCATGGGCATCCCCAACCAGCCTAGCGAATTGCAGTTGGCCAACATGAAGCACGCTGCTGCTGGCCTTGAGCCACTGCGAGCTGTCACCGGTCCGCTGCGTATCAACTCTTGGCTGCGTCTGCCTGACGTGAACGTCGCTGTGGGCGGCTCCAAGGTGTCGTCGCACATGGATGGCTTTGCCATCGACGTGTCGTCGTCTACGCTGACGCCAATTCAGTTGTGCCACAAGGTTGAAGAGCTGGGCATCAAGTTTGACCAGATGATCCACGAATACGGTCGCTGGATGCACATTTCGTTTGCGCCGGAGATGCGCCAGCAGAAGCTGACGATCTACCGACCAGAGAACAAGTACAAGCCTGGCATTCTCACTGAGGCGGAGTATCACGCCGCATAAGCTCACGGTACGCCTCGATGGCGTCCTGTAAGTCACACTGCAACTGCTGCAACTGATCCGCCTGTTGCAGCAGTTTTGCGTATGACTCATACGCAAATTTGTCGAGCGTCTTGCGCTCCCACGTTTCAAAAGTTGGCATCATTTGCGTGTCTCCAGTTCGATGAGTAACTCGACGTAGTGCTTGGCTTTCTGTAGGTCAGCGACGCCGCCCTTCTTGCGCCAACGGCTAATGTACTTGACCACGTTACCTTCAAAATACCCCAGCGCGTTGGCGTGGATGTATTGGACCGGTTGTATCGGCATGTTTTTATAGTGGTCGCCAGCCACCTGTTTGTCGATGGCTTTCTCGACAGTTTGGCAATCAATCATTTAATACTCCTTGCTCTCTTGTGCAGTACGTCCTCTTGGACGATGTCTATTGCGCGCTCCAGCTCGATGACCGTGCACACGTCCAGCTGGGCGTCGTGAATCTCCATCGCTAAGTTGAGCGCGTTCAGCTCTTCTGATTTCAAAATAAAGTTGCCACCTCTGCGGGCCACGGCCAACAACGCGTCCTGGCCAGCACGCAGCTCTTCGCGGTACTCATCGCCAATGTTCTGGCGCACCAGCCCCTCAGCGACGTTGTACGTGCCGATCAAAATGTCGATCGTTTGCTTGTCAGCCTCACCGCGGCGCAACTTATCCAACGCGTCGTGGTTCTTGATGCGCAGCGTTGTGCCGTAGGGCACTTTGGCGAACGGGCGAATGCCCGACAGCACGTACGAAATCGTGTCAGCTCTTACTGGTTTTGGGCGGTACTTTTTTCGCATTGCCTGCCTTGGTGTAAATGTGGAAAGCTCTGACGGCGGTCATTTCGTTGTGAATCTCAGCCATCGTCTTGCGCTGCTCGGACTTCATAAGGATGGGCACCTTCTTGACGCCGTGAACGTAGCCGTAGTTTGGATTGACTTTGCGCTTTTTCTCCACGTGCTTGCTGAGCGTGTCAGCAGCAGCACGTCGTGCCTCATGCGTGCGGAAGACGTCCATAAACTTGGGCTCGTGCGTCTTCATGTAGTCGGGGTGAAATGCGTTTACGGTCATTGCATGTCTTTCAAGCGGTTGTGCAACGCCCAAAACGCGGCAGTGTCTGCGGTGTCGCCGTTGTCAATTTCGTGGCAGATGGCTGTAGCTTCAACGACTAGACCGCGCAGCTTGTCACCAACCTTTGCGCCGTGCTCAAAACCCATCTCGTAGGCTTGCACCATAGCGTCAATCGTTTTCGGGTCAGCGCCTGCGCTGCCCAGCAAACTTGTCATTTCGTCTTTAGTCATTTGAAGTACACCGCAAAAATTAAACACACCATAGCAAAGCCCATCAGGTCTTCCATTAGCTCAATCATGCTTGCTCCTTTGATGTGTACGCGGTAAGGCGCTTCACGCGGTCCTGATGGTACTCAACCATGCGCTTGGCGTAGTCCTGCGCTGACTGGCTGCGCAACAGTTCGCGCTTGGCCTCTTCTAGCTCACGTACGGCCAAGATGTCGGCTGTTGGCAGGCGAAAAAAGGCTTTGATTGGTTCGATGTTCATTTGATGTCTTTCAAAGTTGTTCTGGGTGTAATAGCTAGCTCGGCGCGAGCAGCTTGAATACGCTGCAATAATTTAATATGTGCAATAGTTGCGTCTTTAAGGTCTGATGATGGCGTAGTTTTGTAATCGATTTGCGGGGCTAGCCACACGCGTGCCTTGTCTATCGCATCTTGCAATTGTTGATTGTTCATTTTGTTGCTTCTTTCAAAAGTTCGATGCGCTCGCGCGCGACGCGCAGGGTGTTGTAGCGCTGGTGCAGACGCTCAAGGATGGTGATGCGCTTTGCGCCGTTCTTTTCCTCATTCAGCATCTCGAGCACTTGTGCTTCGGTCTTGCTGCTGAGGCTGTGGTTAATGCTTCTCCAAGTAGTCAATTCTTTTCTCCAGTTCGTTGATGAGTTTTAAAACTTTGTGTAGGTGCCGCTCAGCTTCGTTGAACTGGCGTCGTCGCATCGGCAGCTCCGCTATCGCGGCCCTTAGCTTTTGTTTGTACAGGTCTATTCGCTTCATAAAGTTTCTCCAGTTTGATAACGCGTTTCTCTAATTCTTTGACTTGCTCTTCAAGAGTCTTGAAGCCCACCTCGCGGTAGGGCACGGTGATGCCGACGGGCTTACGCACTGTTCTTCTCCTTGAGTTTGGCTTCAACCCGTTTCATTGCTCGCTCAGGAATAGTGTCCCAACAATCTGCCAACTCTTTATTTGTCAGCCCTACCCACGGCTTCT